GACGTACATCCAAATTAACTTCTCTTTGCATGATAGCATCGATCTGCTTTTTCTTACCGAAGTAAGCGCTTAATCTATTTTTTGACCAAGTATCAGCTGAGGTGAAAGTTTCAGCAACTACGACACGACCAGCACCGACACAAACCAAAGAGATTTTACCAGTTCCTGCTGTGGCAGTAGAACGTAAATCTTCACTTAATTTAATTCGGTTAGCATCGGATAATTCGATATAGGTCGTACCTGCACCGGAAGCCCCATTAATAGCGGCTACCAGGTTAGCTAATGAATCAGCGGCAGCAGCACCAATTAAGACATTGCCTGCGGTTGTACCGACAGAAGCAACAAACTTAAAGACTACGCCTCCAATAGTAACGGTGTCATTAGCAGTCGGGTTAGTGGCTAAACCTAAATCAGCGTAAAAAGTTAAGCTGTCCGATACATACATATCGGCATTTAACAAAGTACCGCTATAACCGTTCTTAAAGGTGCTACCTGCTAAATCAATATCCTTACCGATTAACAACTGTTGGATATTCGCTAAGGCGAAAGAATCCAACACATAACACAGATTACTTGATACATCGACTCTGTTAGAGCGTAATTTCGCCGGAGCAAGAGTGATAATCTTCGGAATATTGGTTGTGTTAAAATCAACCGGATTGCCATCGGTTCCGCCAATATCGCCATCATCAAAGGTATCATAAGCATCCTTTGATTTGGAAAGGAAGAACCCATCTAACCATTCATGAGCCTTGATAGCCATTTGCTTTCCCGCTTCCTCACCGGCTTTTAACGGGCCGTTTTGAAGCTTATCATTCTTGTGCATTGGAAAGCCCAAGTATTTTTCCTGGTCAACGGTTATTAATTCTTCGCTGTCCGAAATAGTATCAAGGGTTCTATCTTGATAACGATTTTCAGTCCGTACTCTCACTTTGCTTAAATCAAGCTTCCAGCGAGATACGGTCTTACCCATTTTAAGATTGCTTTCCAATCTAAAGTTGGTAACTTTGTCGGCTACTAAGGTTTTGTTGCGTATATCTTCATATTTTGCAACAAATGCCTTGTCGAAGCCGTTGTTTATACTATTATTCATAATTGTTAGCCTTGCTTATCCTGCCAATCAAAGTATTTAGCTCTCAATTTAGGATTATCTAAAACTTTTGCGTGTTGTTCCTCTGACATTTTTGAGAAGTCAATTACTTCATCGCCTTTAGAACCGCCCTGACTTCCATTTTCCGGGCTGTCATCTTTAGTAGGCTTTGAAGGAACTGGGAAATAATCACTTATGATTTGGTCTTCTGTCATATCAACAAAATCAGGACTCATAACCATACGTTTGTACTTCTCTTTGAAATCAGCCAAATGAGGATATTTCTTTAAGGTTTTTTCATTAAAAACTTTATCGAAATTTTTCTCATTCTGTTCCTTCTGCCTTTCGGCTAATAAAGGGGCAAGTTTCTTTTCTGCCTCTTTGGCAGTTTTTTTCTCAATAACAGATGCAAACTTTTTGACGTAATCTTTGTCGAGATTATACTCATCGGCAAGACTTTCAAGGTCTTTATTACTTAAATTAGACTTATCATCCGACAGTCGTTCAATTTCCTTCTTAAGATTCTTGACATCAGTTTTGAGATCAAGATACTTTTTCAAGGGAACTACCTCATCAGACTTAGGCTTTGGTCGATAGTCAGGCTCATCCTGCTTATCTTCCTTCACCTCTTTTTTTTCAACCTCTTTAGGTTCGGGAGTTTTTTCTTCCGGTTCTTGATTTATTTCCGAGTCCAAGTTCTCGTCTTTGGCTTCTGCCATATAATTTAGATTTGGGAGCTAAACACTCCGATTATTTTAGTTAAAGGGTATCAACCTCTAAAAGCTTAAAGCCCTCCGGCTGATATAACAATGCGTTATAATTTCGTTGTACTTAATTTTTCAGCATACATTTTTGCACTTTTCTTCGGGTCTTCACAACCTTCCTCTTCCTCATAGACTCGGACTGTCTCGCCTGTCTTGGAAACAACTGCGTATTTTCCGTCGGTAGTTTTCTTGACAAAGTAAGGTTGATTTGCTGAAACTTTTTCTTCTTCCATTTTTTCTTCTGAGTTAGGAGTCTCAGTTCTTGGTGCTCTTGGCATATTATTTTAGTTTATCCTCAAGATAGATTCTAATTTGATCTAACTCTCGGTCAACACTTAACTTATTAATTAAATCTCTTAATGCTTTTAATTCTGCGATGTATCTCGGCTCTTGAGTTGAAAACAGATTATCAAGGGCAAAGAAGAAATCACTTACTATCATCTTCTTTAATGACTTTCCCCCCTCGCAAGTCATAAGGTCTTTTACGTTTTCTAAATCCCTTGTACGTTCTTCGAGATTGTTTAAAGACACTTGGTCTTTTTTGTCGTCAACAAATTTTTCTTTTGCTTTAGACAGTAGGTTGAGAATTGACATAATTTGGTTTTATATTATTAGTAATTTGTGAAGCTTGGCTTATTGTTCCTCCCGGAGTATTGGCAACCGGAGCGTTGGGGTCTGGCTGTTCTTGCCCCAAATTAGGAGTTTGGAGTTGACCTTTTGCAGCCATTTCCATTTGGGCTTTTCGCAGGGTGTTTTGCATTACTACATCCTGAATAGACTCCATGTAAATCCTGAATCTTTGGTCTTGCTCTTCGGTTACTTCGTTATCAAAGTAGAAATCAATAATCTTTTGGGCGTAAGCAACGTTAGCTTTTCTATTCGGTTTCAAATCCTTTCCTAATAAAAGTTTCTGAATATCCTCACTGGCAATACTTCTCATCTCATCGTCTTCGTTGTTTTGGGCGAAAAGCTTTTTAATCTGCTCGTTATCAAATCCTGATACTTCGGCATCCATTTCCGCCAATGATTTAGGATTGATAGTCGGATTTTGAATTTGTCTAAGAACAAAATCAGCTTTTTGTTTATTCTTTATTGCATCCAATTTCTCTTGAGTGCTTCCGCCTGTAATCATTATATCATACTGCCCTAAATCTTCTTTAGTTAGCTTATCCCATTCTACGCCATTCTCACCAATCATCTTAACTGCCTTTGCTTCATCGAGCTTATCTATCAACCCATTAAGATAAAGCTGGGCATTGTGAATATCAGCCATAAAATAACTTTCCTCAAATAAACTCATGCGGTTGGCTGTTTCCTGTTGGTCGCCGTAATAAATGCCTACCTTCTGGTCTTCTGATACGCCTTGGGAGGCTGGGGTAACTCCTGAAACCTTAGAAGCAATATCCTCCAAAATATCATTCAAAGCTTTAGGATCGTAAATATCTGCTGTCTCGTGAATATATAGCCCTGCCTTTGGGTCTTTTCCTGTGGCAGTAGCAACAAGTCTATCTGGTTCGTATTCTAATAAAGCCGGATTAGTATAAACCTGCGGGTCATAAGACTTCATCGGCTTATTTTTGGCTTCGTTGTTATCAACTGCCTGATTAACTACGACATTTCTTGTTTGAAAAATCTCTCTGACAATATCCATCGGAGATTGACTCCAAAAATTGAAAAGGTCGGGATAATACGCCCAAGAGGAAAACGGCCATAAAGGCAAGTCGCTCTCTTTATCGATGCAGGTCATTTCCTCCCAAGGTTTCTTTTTAATTATTATTTTCTTATCTAAGGAACAAAGGATATACCAGCGTTTTCCGTTAATGGTGGTATACCACTCCAAAAGTTTAAATAAACCGTCTCTCTGGGCGTTGTAGTCGCTCCCATTGAGTCCTACGATAGCCAAGCGGTTCTGTTTTTCTTTGTATTGGTTGTCGGTTACGTCTGTATCGTTTTCGTTTGTAGTTTCGATTAATTCCTTAACTCTTACCTGGTCGTAAGTCTTGTTATTTTGCAAATCGTATTTGCTTTTAAAAATGTTATCCTGTCCTAAGTATCGGGCTAACTCGATGTCATAACCTCCGGCTAAAGGGTCAATTAAAAAATCGTAATGATCCATCGGGTCTCTGCGATGCTTGTAAGGCTTGGTGGCATAAATCTTAGTAATACAACGCCCGGAAGGTAAGGCTAATTTTTTACCAAGTAAATCTTTGTATCTCCAATTCTGTTTAGTCGGAGAGGTTTCAAGTTCAAACAACGCAGTAACTTTCCGGGCTTTTCTAATGTCAGCATCCTCAGTCGGACCAAATTTTACAGTTAAAGGCTCTTTAATCTTTGAAAGTAAAGCATCCTCAAAACCTTTCATTAAACGCAAATCAATATTACTCCTTTTCGAAAGAGTAACAGGTTTCCGTCCGTAAAGCATATCTTCATTAGCGTGCCAATCCTTAATCCTCGGTCTGCGATATTCTAAGGCGTTCAGATATTCCCGTTCAACCTGTAATACGATTTCTTCGTCTGTAAGTTTTATTGTGTCTAACTTTTCGTCTACAGTCATAGAGTTCTTATATATATACATTATAGCATACTCACTTTTCCGTTTAACAACCGATGGTTGGATAAAGCGGTTCATAAGGTTTTTGCTGGTAGTCAGTGTTGGATTCTACTGGTCTATTAATTGTCGCAAGAATATAACTGAGAGCATCAATTGCGTGGTTAGGTTGCTTGCCCCAAGTAGGTTTTTGTTCAATTCCTGAATCGCCTTTTACTTCTTCCCAACGTAAATTTTCAATCTCTTTAACAAGGAAATTAAAATTATTTCCCTCGGAATCTGTTTCCACCAGATTTTTAGAAATGAATATCTTAGGCTTTCCAGTTGCTAATTGTATCTGTCCTTGACCCTCCATTAGTCTTGCTCTCCATTCGTCCCAATTTTCTTTATTGGTACCAGGTTCTTTAACAACACCTTCAATACTAATTCCAGCATCGTTTAACTGTTTGATATCGCTTGCTTGTGCGCTGTCACCAATTCTTATCACTCTGCCTAAACCTTGTTCTTTAAGCTTAATCAACTTTTGAATATCTGGATTAGTTAAACCAGTTCTATAAAATCCGTCAAATATCCAGAAATTAAACTCTCTGTCTATCCTTATATAGAGACCGGCACAAGGTGCGGAAAAACCGAAATCAATTGCGAAATAAGTATCACCGGGTGGTAATTCAGTAATATCAACTAAATGTTTATCTCTTTCAAACCAACTACAAACAAGCCCAACCATTCTAACAAAATCGCCGTCTCTTCTAACTTTTAATGCACTTTCAGTCAAGCCTCTGCTCATAATTCCAATTTGTTCTTGAGTTAAAAAAGGGTTGTCTTTCCAACCTGCTTGGCTTACAAATATATCCGGGTTGTTAGTTTTCAAATAAATATCATTATAAACCCAAGTCAAACCTTTAATGGGAGTCATCGTAAGAATGATATAAAGCCTGATTCCGGCTTCTTGTCTTACAAAACCTTCATCGTAAATATCTTTTGGGGGTTCTTCATCAAACCAGAGCAAAGTCTTTCCCGCACCCTGTGCTTTTTCTCTCCCTTGTTCATAGCTTTTAAAGGTAACCTTAAAACCAGTATCAATTATTAATTCTTTTAAGATTCCTTTGCGTAACCAGATTTTATCTTTGATTCTATGTTCCGGAATATATCTTAAAAGCTTTTCTTGTGTGGTATCTTTCTGAGCATCATAGGACGGGCAAAAACTCCAAACATCACCACCCAAAATAAAAGGATGTTCTCCCAAAATAACTCTGGCAACTTCCTGCGCTCCCCATTCTGTCTTTCCTACGCGGTTACCCCAAAATAAGGCTCTGATAGGTTTATTAACGTTGCTCGCTTCGATCTGTTTGGGGTGCTGTTTAGCATACTTAAGCGGATTTAATCTGATTCGTCTTTCTTTTTCATCAAGAAGTTTTAGGACTTGGATTTTTGCTTCTCTTGTTGAGTTCATAATCTAATTGTTCATCAGTTAAATTCTCATATTCAGTAGAGCGATTTCCTTCCGGGTCAACCTTATCTATCTTTTTCTGAATTCTTTGTTTTAACTGATTATATTCTCTTATCGCTGCTACTTTGGATTTGAAGTCGGCATGTTGATTAATAACAAACAAAAGCTGTTTATCAACAAATGCATCATTTAATCCTTTTTCTTCTAACAGCTCATTAATCCTATTGAAAACCTTAGGATTACTCAATAACTCAGAAGCTCTTGAACAGGCTGTCTTATACCAGTTAGGCTTGCTGGTATCAGGATTATAAACTTCAATATATGACTGAACTCCATTGCCAAAAAATTCTTCATCACCGGAGTAAAGTTCACAAAATTTTTCTTGTTTAGGATTTAGTTTTAATTCTTTGTCCATATTCTAAAGCACAAATAGAGGGGTTTATTCCTCTCTGTGCGTTTTATTACTTAATGATATGTGTCTCGTTTGCATATCCGTATAATTATATTGTAGCATATCAGAAATTCCAAACATTTCCGCCAACTTGGATTTTATGAGAAATATATCCCTTCTCTTTTCTAAACGTTTTGTGATATTAAATACTTTATGTGTTGAGATGTGAAGACCAAAAGCTATTTCTTCGTAAGGACGATCAAAGATAAGCCGAAAAATAAATACACTTCTCTCTTGCTCTTTTAGGCTATATAGAAAATTTAGATAATCCATTGTTTCCATATTAAAAGTATAACACACCCCTATGGGGTGTCAAATAAAAAAGCCCCTTATAAATAAGGGGTTGGTGAATCGGGGTGAACTGATTTAACAAAAGAGTTTTTATGAAGCCTTAGAATTATGTTATCAGGTTCAGGGTGTACTACCAAAATATTAGTAAACCTTGATAACTGTTCGGCTTGTTTATCAGTCATTGTTTTTCCTATAAGAGAAACGGCAGGCATTCCTTTTTTAATGTACTCAAGCGTTTCCCAAATAGAAACTGTTAAAATAACTTCCTTGGAATCTATGCGGTGAATATTATAAAGTTCTCGCTTAAATCCTTTAGGGAAAAACCAACTATTATCTTTAGGATTAAACGCAACATAACCGGTATGGATAGAAAGCTCATCATAGATTTTGAAAGCTATCCGACCGGAAATAATTGAGTGCTGTTTTACAAAACCTATCTCATAATCCTTAGCCATTTCTTCACTAATCCCTTTGTCTTTTAAGATAGGGTGGTAATGAAGCTCTAAGTTTGGGAGTTCTCTATCCGATGGCTTTTGTTCTTTGAGGAACGTATCTTTAAGCTCTTGGGCTGCTTCTCTTAAATCAATATTTTTTCGATTAGCAATAAAATTGATAATTCCCCCCTTATCATTTTTATTACTAGGATTAAAATAAAGATTACGTTCAATTAAAACTATAAAAGTGTCTCCCTTTAATTCATTTTCTACTTGTATTTTAGATTCCTTTCCATCTATTTCAAGATATTTATAAGTAGTTGTATAAGGGATATTAAGCCAATCCAATACTGACTTAAA